AAGTGTACGTGATGTTTCAATTGCCTATTTAAATACAAATAAATTAAATAATGCAACTGATACATTTACTGGAGAACTAACTGTTGATGGATCTATTACAGTTTCTGGTAAAGTTGGGATAGGCACTATTAATCCTTCATCTACATTACATATTAACGGTGGAGTAGGTTCGTTACAAACAGGTTTAATGTTCGGTACAGCTGGAAATACCGGTATGTATGAAATAGCTCCAGGTGTTCTTGGGTTGAAAACTGCTAATGCTTTAGTAGCTATTTGGGCTACAAGTGGCATGCAATCAAAAGATAATCTTCCAATAAGTACTGATGTATATAATTTAGGTTCGTCAACAAGAGTTTGGGATAATACATATACCAATAAATTAAATATATCTCCTGACGGATCAGTAGGTGACACAACAGGTATTTGGTTTGGAGATGGAGATACAGGGATTTATGAAGATGTTGATGATACTTTAATAATAGCTGTAGGTGGAAAAGAAATTATAAAAGCCACAGATTCTTCAGTTATTATTTCAGAACATATAACATTAGATGGATCTGCAACAATATGGGATGATTTAAGATTTCCATCTACACAAACAAAAATTGGATCAAATTTAAAACCCGTTTTTGATGAAACTAACATTGGACTATTATTTCCGGAAGATGATGAAGGCGAAGTAATTTATATTACAGCTCAAATGTCACACTCTATGAAATTGGGTAGTAATATTGAACCTCATATTCATTATATACAAGATACTTCTACTGATGCTATATTTGAAATGCAATATAGATGGTATGACAATGGTGCTGCAATACCCGCTTTTACAACAGTATCTACAGTAACTGGAAAATATCCATATATTGGTGGATCTATGCTTCAATTAATCGAATTTCCAGCAATCGATGGAAGTGGTATAACTGGATTAAGTTCTATGTTTGAATGTAAGATTTATAGACAAACCGGAGATGGAGTTGCAGGAGATGTATTATATAAAGAGTTTGATATTCATTATTTAATGGATAGTTTAGGAAGTGACGAATTATATACTAAATAATAAAAAGAAATATATTTACTAATGGAAAATATTCAAAAATATAAAGAAGAAAGCTTTGATATGGGTTTGGCTGCTGCATTAAGTCCTTATCAAGCACCTGCTTTCGAAGCAGTTAATAATAAAGCATGGGTACCTTATCTTGATACTGATAAATCTCAATATCCGAATAAATTAATATATTATATGAAGAATTCTTCTATGCATGGTGCTATTCTAAATAATATGATAGCACAAGTTGCTGGAAATGGTTTTGAAGTAGTAGCAAATGGTAATAATATATTAGCGACTCAATTATTTTTAAAAAATATGGGATCAGATGATGAAGATGCTAATGATATATTATTTAAATGGTCTACTGATATGTGTGTTTTTAATGGATTATCAAGTTTAACTACATGGGGTAATGATGGGGCAAAAGTAATACATATTGACCATATAGATTATAGTAAAATAAGAAGTCAGAAGGTTAATTCCAAAGGCGATATAGAAGGTTATTTCTTTTCTATGAAATGGGATACACAAAGGCCTAAAACTATTTATATACCTAACTTTAATACGAGTTCTATGGCTAGAAAGAAGAAAGCATATAATGAAGCCATTAAACAATTAGTTATGGATGGTGTTATTGTACCTGAATTACAAGAAGAATTCGTAGAAGAAGTCGGACAATTGTATTATTTTCATCCTTATAAATCAGATGAATTTTATTACCCAACTCCTGCATATGTTGCAGCTACTAATGCTATAAATGCTAACATATCGGCATCACAATATGCGTTAGGTATGTTAGAAAATGGAATATCTGCCAATCATATAGTAACTTTCACTGGTACTTATGATGATAATGCTTTTAAGAAAATATGTAGAGATTTTTCAAAAGCATATATTAATAATAAAAGAAAAGGATTACCTATCTATGGCAAGTCTGATGGTGATGGTAATGGAATTGAAGTTAAAGCAATTCCAGATAATGGAAAAGATCAAAAATTTACACAAATAAATGATGTAACAACTCAGTCTATTTTATCCGGACATGGAATTACTTCACCCATGTTAGTAGGATTAATGGTCCCAGGAAGTTTAGGAGGTTCTGATCAAATAATCGAGTCAGCTGCGTTATTTTATAAAAATGTAATTAGACCAAAACAAAATCATATTACAAAATATATAAATAAAATTTTAAATTTAAATGGTTTAGATAACGTATATATTAAACGATTAGAAATTGAATCCGAAAATAATGAATTAAAAGAAACTGAAAATAAAAAATAAAATATTATGGCATACTCTCTCTTTTTAACTGCATCAAATATAAAACGTAATACATTTATGGACAATAATGTCGATGAAAGTGATATTCGAATAGCTATTAGCGATGCTCAAAATTTAGTATTACAGCCCGTATTAGGGGATGGTTTATATTCAAAATTATTAAGTGATATTTTAAATAAAAACCTTGCCGAAGATTATCAAAATTTAGTACATAACTACATTTGGCCTGTATTATATCAAGCTGTACCTTATGAATTATATAGTGACGTATTATATCGTTTAACAAGGTCATCTTATGTTAAAGATAGTAATGAAAATAGTACTGCAATTGAATCAATTGAATTAAGATCGCAAATTCATAAAAGAGAGAAGGCTATGAATTATTTTATTGATAAACTTAAAGATCATTTAAATGCATATGGTTCAACTTATCCTGAATTTTTAGGAACTGTTCCTATTGATGGAAAAGCTCCAGATCGAACAGATACCAATACTTTGTTTTATGATTGGGAGACTTGACTATGGTCTTTTTAATATTCTATTAAAAATAATCTAAATTATGTATACAAGTTATAACAATATTATTAAACAAATTAAAACATTTGCAACTGATCACCCAGGAATAAATGGGTTCGAATCTATGCCAATTACTGAAAATATTTCAGGTAATTTATATCCATTAATGTGGTTAGAATTAACAGGTATTAAATTAAACTATGGTTGTGTTAATATAACAATGAATGTTAACATGTTAGACCTTATTAAAACTGGTTATTCTAATTGGGATAAGGTCATGTCAGATACCTTAAGGCTATGTACTGATTTTAGTGCAACTTTTTCTGAAAATGAAGAAACATATGGCTTCTATATTGATAACGATATTAATATAGAACAAATAGGATATGATTTTGGAGATGATTCATGTGGTCAACAAATGTCAATTATTATAAAAGTAGGATTTGATAATAATTCAAATCATGTACCTAACTAATGGCAACTTTAGATAATAACTTATATAAAAAAGAGTTAGAAAAATGGGCTGCTCAAACCCAAAAGGCTCTACGGAAAAAATTATCTTGGACAACAAGTCTTAAAAAGAATATTTTTGTTGAAGTAAGTGATAGTGTAGGTATAAATCTTATCATGCCAGAGCATTGGATGTATATAGAGAAAGGAAGACGTCCAAATAAAAAGGCTCCTCCAATGGATGTTATATATGATTGGTCCAAATCAAAAAGACTACCACAATTTAGAGATAAAAAGGGGAGATATATATCTCATGAATCAAGAGCTTTTATTATTGCAAGAAGCATTGGAATTAAAGGTATAAAGCCAAAACCTTTCCTTTATGTGTATAATAAAGAGATTAATAAATTACCCCGGGTAATTCAAGATAAATTTGTTGAAGATTTATTTATTGATCTTGATAAGATATAAAACCTATATATTTTTTATTAATATAAACCAAAATAAACTAATATAAACCAAAATAAACCAAAATAAACCAAAATAAATCAAAATATGGCATATTCTATAACTCAGGACACATCTGCAGCAGGGCCTTTAGGAGTTTATAACCCTAATTACGTAACATTATTTGATGATAGTGCAACTGAAGTATATTTTGAAGTTGATGTATCTTTTAATGGATTACTAAAAGAATTAGTTTTATTTCCTGGTAGTGATGATTTAGCTTATCTTGATGTGAACAAATTAATACAAGACTCATTTAAGTCTGATGTAAATGAAATTGATTTAAATGTTTTCCCATATAAAGTTTACGGCAGAGGCTATCATGATAATGTTTTAAATTGGAGTGATCAAACTGATGTTAGTTCGTGGGTATTAAATGGTACTAAAGATAATTATGATTTTAATTTAATTAATACAACTAATAACACATACCTATCTGATTATAATTCTGAACCACTATTCTTAAATGAACAAACCACTAATTATGTTTATTATGACGCAAGTTTAAGTGACCTTATAGGTGATGCAGCTAACAATGAATTAATACTTTATTTATTAACAGGAACTTATAGAGGAAATACTAATAGTGGGAGTACATCTTCTGCTGAAAGTTTATTAGAAGTTATTGCATATAGGGATGGAGTTGAAAGTGATGATACTTTTGCAATTTCAGAAGCTGGAAATGGTATTGCCGGAGTTCCAATTGGACCTGAGGATATAAATGATCAATTAGGTCCAGGATTTATAGATGAAGATGTTGATTATTACACAGTTGGTGATGCATCAAGTAATGCCGCATTAATGTATATACATTTAAAGGATGTTAATTTATTAAATGATAGATATTTTAGATTTTCTTGGATTAATAAAAATGGGGTACTTAACTTTTATAATTTTGATTATAATTATTCAAAATCCTTAAACATTAAAAAGTCTATATATGAAAAAATGTCAGGTACATTAAATCAAGAATTAGCAGCTTATAATACAACCGCAAGTGAAATATATAATATAACAACAGGGTGGATTAAAGAAGAGGATTCTGTAGTGTTAGAAGGTTTATGGGTGTCACCAAGTGTTAAAGTTTCTGCTCTATATACTAAACAATCTGATTATAATAAGTATTTTATTAATAAAAAATTAATTAGTAATGAAAAAGTTATATTAGATATTAAATCTATTGAAATAAAACGAAGAAGGAATACTAAATTAATTAATTATTCTATAGATTTTGTTATATCAGATAATTATATAACACATAAACACTAAAATAAATTAAATTATGATTATATTAAGAGTTGGACCTAATAAAGAAATAGTTGATACTGAAGAAATTTCTAAATTAACAATAAATCTTAGACTTAAGGATGTTAAGGAGTATGGAAAACGAAATATTTCTTACACAAAGCCATTAAAAATTCTTAGAACTAAAAGAACCGCTAGTATATTTGGCTCGTTAAATAATTTAAATATAACAAATGGTTATGAGATAACAAATATTCAAGAAGCTGAATTAGTTGATGATGGTGTAGTTATTTTAAGCGGTTATATCCGTATTGAAAAGATATATGATTCTTATTATTCAGCTATTATAGTAGGGGGCGGTTTTAATTTATATAATGACATAGGAGATAATTTAATAGTAGGTAATGTCAATTCTGATGATGATATTGTTTTTGACTCAAACTATGGCTTACATACATATAGTAGAGATTTAATTAGGTCCCATCTAAATGCTGACCCAAGTGATAATGGTAAATTATATATGTATCCTATTATTGATTATGATAATACGTTAAACACATTATCACCTTTTAGGGGAGATTATGATTTATTACCTGCGATTGCTGTAAGAGAATTATTTGATAAAATATTCAGTGATAATGGTTATACATATACATTAAGTGATGATATATCAACATATATTAATCAAATGTATATTCCTTTTAATGATGATGTTAATAAGTATAAAGAAAATTGGTATTTTGCATATTATAGGTTTGGAACTCCAGATACAATATATGATCAAGACGGTGTTGCACTACCACCAAGCGGTAAATGGGAAATTGACAGAGCGAATTTACAAACACCTTATATTAAAGATGATACCGATTTATATCCGGAATTTGTAGAAGGAGCATTATATGCATATGAACTTAAACGTTTTGATCATAAAGATGAAATGTTTGATAGAAATAATCTCGATACAGAAATTGAGTCTTGGCATTATGATATTCCTAAATCAGGTGTGTACAATTTCGAATATAATATATTATATGGCAAGGCAACGAACAAGGGGCGGGTAACACTGGTACCAATTGTTGATGAAAATGTATATCTTAAACAATATAGAAATAAAGTAGAAATAGCGAGTTATGATATAGGGGTGTTGAAAAAAGATAACATTGGTGATGCGTCAATTAATGATGCATCGGTAGGTTTTTTAGATGCATCAATAAATAATATTTCACTTATGCAAGGTGATAATATATATACTGTAATTTCTAATAGTAAATATAATACTGAAAGACTAGCACCGTTATATGATAATTCAACAAATTTTAAAATAACACAAGTGGGTGCTCTATTAGGTCATGACCAAGAATTTAATATGAATGCTATGCGCCCAATTAATTATAAACAATCAGAATTATTGGATGACATTTTTAAAATGTTTAATTGCTATATAGAATCAGATAAAAAAAATCCAAAACATTTAAATATTTCATCTTATGTGGCTTTTAACAGTGATCCTACTTTAAAAGATTGGTCAGATAAATTAGATCAAAAGAGTTTAAAGAATAAAGGAGGAGCAATGCCCTTTAAAAATTCTTTTGCTAAACAAACCATATTAGAATATACAAATGATAAAGATGTTTTTAATGAAGATTTTGAACAGCAGAAATTGTATACATTAGGAACTAAGGTAATAAATAATGATAGTAATTTTGCATATAAAACTAATAAAATAAAACTTAAAGTTGCTAGCACTGCTATTAAAACTGTTCTTCCAATATTATAATCCTATTTAAATAAAATAAAATATTTTTAAAATGGCAACTAATTTAAATGTACCTGTATTAACAGATGGAACATCATTTAGAACTTTATGGAAACCTCGTATCCTATTTAGTAATTCAATTAATTATGAACATAATTATGGAATTGATGAAGAAGGTGCTCCCACAGAAAATGTGGATAAATGGAATACTTTAAGTACTCAAAATGACCCAAGTGCCTTAGACCCAGAAGGGCTAAATTTACTATTTGATAACAAATATTCTTATGATGATACGGACCTTTTAAATAACCGCACATTATATAATGTATATTATAAAGAAGACATTAATAATAATCTATCAAATAATGCATATTTATTAAAAGTTAAATTAAAGTTAACTAAGGATGATATAGATGACTTTAAATTTAGTGATAAAATATATTTTAAAGATACAATATTAGGTGGTGGAATATATAAAGTTAATGCTATAAATAAATATGATCCAACAGGTTTTAGTGACGTTGAGATTATAAAATTAAGTAATATAGATAATTCTTATGATGATTCTATAGTTCCTACAAAATTATATAGAAATATAATAACATCTGCAGATGTTGTACCGGGGAGTAGCGCTCCCGGTGCACCGGCGGTTGGAGGTATCGTACCTCCAATCACAAGTTCATCAAATGGTTTAGGAGTAGGATCGGTTATAGAAGTTGCGGGTGGAGATGGTATGGATTTTTCTGATATTGTAACAACCGGTGATGTACATATGGGTACTCCATCAACTATTACCTCAATTTCAGCAAATGATGCATCAGGAACTACTCATACTCATGAATTAGAAACAGTTATTATAGCTAAAGGAGGAACAGGAGCTACGTCATTTACTTCAAATGCTGTTCTAACTGGTAATGGTTCGAATCCAATTCAAGCAGAGTCTAATCTATCTTTTAATGGTTCGACTTTAACTGTAGTTGGTGATGTTGGTATTAATAATCATCTGGTAGCTAATGATGTAAGTATTATTGAATTTTTAAATGTTGATGGTGATGTTAGTATTAATGGAACTTTAGGCTCTAATTCTGGTGTTTTAAATATAGGAACTGATGTTAGTATTAATGGTAGGTTAGATGTAGCTAGTGATGTTAGTATTATTGGTAGGTTAGATGTAGTTAGTGATGTTAGTATTGTTGGAGCTTTAAGCGTAGGTGCTACAGATGTATCAGGAAATTTAATTGTAGAAGGAAGTGAATTCTTATATGGTGATATTTCCGATAAAGCCGGCTTTAGCTCTGGATTTGCAGGAAGTGGGTGGAAACTTGAAACTGATGATAACCATTTAACTGTAGATAATTTAACTGTTAGACAATCAATGTCAGTATATACATTAGAAATTAATAAAATAAGAGCAACAAATGGAGCTATGTGGGTTTCTGATGCTGTTGAAGTTGATTCTGTTAGTGCTAGTGCTACTTATTATACATTACACGTTGATACAGGTGAAGATAATTTAATTCCTTTTTCTGTTGGTGATATAATTCGTGCTCAAGCGTGGTCAGGAAATAGTATTATTTATTCAGAAATGTACGTGGCAATAATAGGTCAAGTTAGTGGAAATGTATTATGTCCTATTGCTAGCGCTACCGGATCTGCTCCTGTTGCAGGCCAAACGTTTGTTAGGGTTGGATCTGTATCTAAAGATGAGCGAAAAGGTGCAGTATATATTACTTCATCTGATGATGATGCACCATATATAGATGTTATTGATGGGTATGATACAGTTGGAGGTTCATTTGACACCAGAGTTAGATTAGGTAACTTAGATGGTATTACAGATTTAGATGCAGGTTTAGATGGATCACAAACTAATCAATATGGATTATACTCTCAAGATGTATATTTAAAGGGGCATATATTCTCTCAAAGTGGAGAAATTGGTGGATTTACTTTAGCTAATAACACGTTAACAGCAGGTACGTCAACTACAGGAATTGAAATAAAAAGTCTAGCTTCTGATCGTTATTTTAAAGCCAGTAAAGATTCTAATGATTATGTTAAAATGTTTTATGACGATGCTGATAATTGGGGTATAGTTGGTAAGAATAATGATGTAACATTTTTTCAATTAGGGGACACAAATGAAATTGGTGGATTTACTTTCACCGATAGCACGTTAACAGCAGGTACGTCAACAACGGGAATTGAAATAAAAAGTACTGATACTGATCGTTATTTTAAAGCCAGTAAAGATTCTAATAATTATGTTAAAATGTTTTATAAAGGATACTCAGATTGGGGTATAGACGGGGTGGTAGAGGGTTCAACAGTTTTTCAATTAGGGGACACAAACAAAATTGGTGGGTTTACTTTCACCGATATGACATTAACTGCAGGTACGTCAACAACGGGAATTGAAATTAACAGTATCGAATGCGATCGTTACTTTAAAGTCAGTAAAGATTCTAATAATTATGTTAAAATGTTTTATGACGGTTCCTCAGATTGGGGAATATATGGTGAAGCAGCAGGAGTAACCGTTTTTCAATTAGGGGACACAAACAAAATTGGTGGGATGTATTTTGATGATCAAAAGTTATTTAGTGGAAATGCAAAAATATATATGCAATCGAACGATACTGTATTCATAGAAGGATATACAATAACTGCTAGTTCAAATTATTGTAAATTCTACGTACCAACTATAGAAACTAACGGTGGTAATATTGATTTAAATCATTCATCCGCTGCAACACGTGGGGGGATTTTTAACGACAATGTTCCATCAACTAATGCAGCATCAAAAACAATTATGACGGGGTGTGAACCAGGTGAAAGATTTTTAGTGACAGCTGCTGAACATACCATCGATGCTCCGGCTATTATACGACATATAAGTGCAATTGTTAATATTTATTTAAATAGTTATGGCACTCCTAAAGTAACTGGAAGTATAAGTCTTTTAGATTCTAATACATTTACAATAAGTATTGTTTCAAAAACATCAACCAATTGCGCAATGCAATTAAATAATATGCAAAATTCAGATGTTGAGGCGGTAATAAATGTGTTAAAATTAAGTAAAAATGATGATTGGGTAAAGCCGGATTAAGCCATAGGAATAAAAATAATATAAAATAAAATGAAAACATTTTTAAAAAAATTAATTTCTGATGAAAATAATAATATATCATCACGACGATTTACAGCGATGATATGTTTAATATTATTCATCGGAATTGTGATTATAGCGATGATGAAGGATATACAAATTAATGTGTTGTATTCAGTTGAAACTATGATAGTTACGACTTTGGGATTATCTGTGATTGGAAATAAAAAATAAATAAAAAACATGGTAAATAACTTAACAAACCTATATTCAATTAATATCATAATTTTGAATTTTTTATCTTTTTTTAATATAATTAATATCGATAATATTAATAATTTTTTGGTTGCAATCGTATCAATAGTATCAGTGGTATATTTGATTTTCAGAATTAAAAAAACGATTTTGGAGAATAAAAAATTAAAAAAAAGTTTATAAATTTAAACTAATTAAAGAAAAATAATATGAGATTTAACCATATGATAATAATAGAAAATAAAAATAATAAATAATAAAATATGGATATAGATGTATCGATGTCGAATATAGAGATTGAAATTACGAGTAAAACGCTGAGTGCTATATACTTAGAAGAACAGCTTAGTGGATTACATAGCGGAATTACATCGCTGGATGAAGCAATTATCGATAATAGTAGCGGTGATACATCATTATCTACTGCTATTTCAAATGAAATTTCTACAACTGATTCAGAAGTAACTAGTTTAAGTACAGAAATTTCAGGTAACGATTCAGATATAACATCATTAAGTACTATATTATCAGAAGAAAT